GCTCCTCCGCATGGAATGATGACGATCTTCTTCACGTCTCTCTCTTTCTGTTTCGGGCGGTCTTGGCACCGCCAGACCTCACCATAACAAACTCGGGAGGTGTGTCAAGTCATCCGCGTGTAGGGGCCGGCCTCATGGGGTGAAGGCCGACCCCTCCCCACGTCTCAAGCGCGTCGAAAAAGAGAAAACTCCGCGCGAGTCGTGGGCGACTTCGGGCCGTGTCCAAGCGTTCCGAAGCCGGCGATCTTTAGAGTCCGTCGAGCTTCTTCGCTTCCATCCACGCGGCGCGGACCGCTTTCGCGTCGTCCGCCATACGCGGAGAGATTTCCCAATGGATCCAGAGGCCTCCGGGTCCGCCGTTATCGGTTGCGGTCCACGTTTTCCATCCACGGCCGACACGCCATCCGCGGCCGTAGCCGACGGCGGGGCCGTTGCCGTCGATGTCGAAGAGGTAATCGTGAATCTCTTCGATCTGGAGGAGCTCGGCGTGGCGTTCGAGTAGTGCGATCATCTCGAGCGCGTCCTTGCGGTTCTTCGGCATAGTGTCCCCCGCGCGGCCTGTCGCATGAACTGATAGCGCGTTCTTTCCGCGCATGTTACGAACGACCCACGTCCCCAGATTGCGAGCGCCGAAACGCTTACAGAGGAGACGCTGGAGTTCTTCGGTGCCTGGGCGCTTGCCGGTGGCGGCTCCGTCTTTCGTGCCGGTGTATGTGCGCTTCTTAGCCATTGGAGCGTCCGAAGGCCTGGTCCTTAGGGTTTGCGCCACGAGCTAGAAGCGGCAGAAGTGAAGCGGCCGCGCCGATTGCCATCGCGCGGGGTTGCATGTTGCCGGATGCGACGAGGGTCAGGATTGCGACCGCTACGGCGCGGATGTATTCCGCGACCATCGAGAGGAGTTTCTCATTCATTGGTGTCTTCTTTCTTGAGTAGTACCGCGGCACATTCTACGACGACTCCGAAGATCGTGAGGTAGATCCCGGTCATCCGAACCGAACCGGTGACGGTCATGAGAACGAAGCCGGCCGAGACGTATGTCCAGACGTTGCCGGCGAGGTGGTTGATGAGTTTCATAGCTTTCTCCTTGATGCCGCCACGGAGCTAGTGATGAGTCCGAGGGAGGCGGCGACGATTGCTCTCTGGGCTTCTGGGGTGACTCCTGGGGCGAGCGCGTTCGATGCGCCGGGCGCTAATCCTCCGGGTGTCTCGGAGCCTTGTGGCGTGGCTGGTACGGTCTCGGGTGTGAGTTCTATCTGGGGAACACTTGTCGAGGTTGTCGAGCTGGTTGTCGTGCTTTTGGTGTTAGCGGCCGCTTCTGGTTCGCTTGCGTTTTCGGTCATGTTCGGCAGAGATGTTGAGGCCGCCACCGGGACGCGCTGGATCGGCGCTTCTGTTGTGCTCGTCGTTGTTGTGCTCGTTGTTGTTGCGGCGGGAGGTTGAGATGAGGTCGTGGTGGTCGGGAGAGGGTCCGTGGATGGTGGCGGCGGTTCTGTCGTTGTTGTTGTCGGCGGCGCTTCTGTTGTGGTGGTAGTCGCCTCGGTCGTTGTTGTGGCGGCTTCTGTTGTGGTTGGTGTCGTGAGGCCGTAGCTCCACACATAGCTCGGACCGGGGTCGCCGTTACGCCATGCGAGACAGTCGGACCACCTCGGCCAGAGACCGGCGTCGGCGTGTTCTTGTGGTTGCACCATACGCCAGCTGGACACGTTGGACTCGTGACATGTGAACACTCGACCGGTCGCCTCGGCGCTCGCCGGATGTGCCGCGAGGAGTGCGTAGAAGGCTCCTACGAGTGGTAGGAGCCGGCGCATTAGCTGAGATCTCTTCGGGCGTGGTCGTTGATGTGTCCGTCGATCTTGTCTTCGATGCGGTCAAGTTTGACGGCGTTCTGGCCGTGGTCGCGGTTGTTGTCTCGGCGTGTCTTCTCGATGAGTGCGACAAGCACGAGGAAGCATCCGGTCACGATTGCCGCCACGACTTCGGGGCTCATTCTGGGGTCCATTCGTCGGCGGTGTTTCCTGCCGCCACCCATTCGAGGAAGGCCTGATAGTCGATGTTCGCGGTATCTGTTGGAATGAATGAATAGACGCCGTTGTCGTTTTTGCGGACGATTATTTCGGGCGTGTATTGGGTCGGCTTGATGATTTCATACTTCATAGCTCGATGCTCGCTTCCCATACGAACTCACCGTTCTGTCCTGCACTCATACCGGCCGGTACGCTGAGAGTGTGTATTCCGCGGGTGCTGATTTGCGCGGCGGTTGCTCCTCTGGCACCGATGCCGACGATGTTGATCGAGTTGGCGGTGCCGCTTGTGTCCCAGATTGACACCGTGGGCGTCGCTCTCATCATTACGGGAAACTGACAACCGCCGGTCCCGGCAAGAGTTGAGAAGTTGCCGTACGCCTGAGCGAGAGCGCATCCTTGCGGATCGTACGATGGCGGCGAGATAGAAACTCCAAGCGGTCGCGCTTTACAGTAGTACCGCTGGCATAGAGCGATCTCTTGGCCGCGGTGTCGATACTCAAACGGGGAGAACACCGTTCCGGCTTCGACCTGTACGAGGCCGAGGGTTCGCGTTCCACCGGATGCGGTGAACTCGACGACGACGTTCGCGGATCCGTCGAGTGTGACGGTGATCGGGCCGGCGGCGTATCCGGGAGGTGTTGCGCCGGAGTTGTAGATGCGTCCGGTGGCGGTGCCGGTCCAACTCAGGATGTAGGTCCCCGCTGGCATGTTCTCGCGTTCGATGATCTGCTGAAGAACACCGGACGCCGAGATGGTGACGGTCGTCGCCTGAATGCCATCGGTGAAAGTGAGAGCGGTGTTCGTGAAGCCAGACTTCCAACGATCGAAGCCATACGCGCCAGAGGCAAGGTTCGCGCCGCTTGCGTAGTTGCGCTGGTTGATCTCGAAGTTCCCGTTGATGATGCGGTTCGTGTAGCCACGAGTGAAGAGAGTGTTCGCGTCTGATGCGGTGACAAGTTCACCGACCGCAAACTGTCCGTTAGTTGGCACCGTTGGCCTCCAATGCGTCGAGACGTGCCGAGAGCGCGTCTAGTTGTGTCTGCTGGTCCTGGCATACCTTCAGCAGAAGGACCGAGAGCTTCTCGTATGCGATGCCGTCGGGCTCGCCGTCCTTGCCTCGGAAGATGATTTCCTCGAAGCCGAGATCGGCCAGCTCTTCAGCGATGAGACCCGCTTCGAGTGAACGGTCGGCGTCTGGTTCGACATGATCGGCGCGGTAGCGGAACACGATTGGCCTCATCTTGAGGATGTCCTTCACGTCATAGTCGAGCGGAGAAATGTCTTCCTTGAAACGACGCGACGAGGTAGATGTGCCAAGTGTGAGAGATGAGTTCACGAGAACGGTTCGACCGCTAGAGATGGCTTGAGACCACACATCCGTCGCATTCACCACTCGAGCACAACCGAAACCGAGGTATGTGTGCGTCCCGGAGCCGTAGAAGTCGAAGATGGTTCCACCGGTTGAGACATAGTTGAAGCCCTGGAGCGTTCCCTGCCCGTACCGGACCGCCACCGTGTCGGCCGCCGTGGTGGTGCTCGAGTTGTATCCGTCCAGCGTGTCCGCGTTGCCCGCGTTAGTAGCGAAGCCGGCGCTCGTAGCGGTGCCTGCCGACGTTGCCGATGTCGCGGTGGCGGCGTTCCCCGAGATGCTTATTCCGTAGGTGCCAGCTCCTAGATCGGATGTTCCGATGCTTCCGTCCTGGATGTTTGCGCCGGTGATGGTGCCGGTAGCGATGTCGGCTCCCGTGATGGTGCCGTCGATGATGTTCGTCGTCGAGACAGAGTTCGCGGCGAGTTTCGCGTTCGTGACCTGGTTGTCGGTAATGCCAGCGGTGACGACGGGGTAGATCTGGACCCATCCGGTCGTGAGTCCGTTCGTATTCACCGTGAGGATGTTCGTGTCCTTCAGGTAGGCGAGCATTCCCTCCTTCACGACGGACACGGTGAGAGCGGCGTCACGGCCGGCGGCGTTCGCGAACCTCATGACGGCCTGAGAGCTGGCATAGTCGGTCAAGTCTTCCGCCTGGAGAACTTGTCCTCCGCTCCATGCCTTGTAACCTTCCGCCATTTTTTCCTCCTAGAAGCCGTATCGGTTCGAGTTTAGTAGTGAGAGCGGTTGGTCATCTGAAGGTAGAGCGGCGGTTCCGTAGACCATCGCTTGCTCTTGTGCGTCGATGAGGTCGAGGTCGATGATGTGCGAACCTGGCGCGATGCGGTGGTGGATGCCGGCGACGTTCATGTATTTCTCGATCGGTTGTCCGTTCGGTGGTGTGAAGCTAATGAAGACGAGATCGTCGAGGTCGAGGGCTTGGAGTAGGCCTTGTTCGTTTCCTGTCTGGGCGAGCATGTCGATGATGACGCGACGCGGACGGAACACGGGCTCGCCGTATGTGTTTGAGTAATACTGAGCCATCGACAGCGCTACGGCGTCCGAGTTCATGAGAAGCCCGGTCGCCGAATACGAGAAGATTCCATAGATTGCTTGAGAGTCGGCGTCATTGGACACTTGTGTCGTGCCTCCGGCGCGTTGGATTGTGGCGCGGTTGTAGAGAAGCTCGGATCCGTACTCGACTTCTATCGAGCGCGGCGTGACGGATGTTCCGTCGGTGGTGATGCTGATTGCTCCGGAGTACGTCGGGTTGTATCGGCGAGATCTGAAAGTGAGGAAGCCTTCCTTCGAGACGAAGAGAGCGCCAGGCTCGGACGATTCGATGAGCTGAGCGAATGTGAGGACGTTCGTTCCGAGATCGACGGTCGTCGTCTGGAGTGTTGTGACACCGGTTCCGATGTCGCGGAGGCTCGTGTCGAATGCGACCTCGGGCTGGTTGAGGACTTCGGTGAGCATCGCCGAGGAGAGAGCTTCCGTGAATGTGTCCGCGTCGAGTGTTCGGTTCGCCAGCTGGACGAACGAGTCCGCGGCGCTAATCATCGCGATCGGTGTGCCTCCGAGTGGATAGTCGAAGTTCCAATCTTGGATGGTGCCGAAGAACTGAAGCTCTGTCCCGACGGTGACGCGGACGCGCTTCCCGGGGATGATTTGGCCGGCGTAGGGATAGCCCGAGGTCCCCGCGGGGATTGTCGGGTCGAAGATGGCGGTCTGGTTGTTCAGCGTGACCGACATCGTGCCGGCGTTGTAGCGGGCGAGTGCTTGATTCTTCCCTCGGTCGATGTTCGTCCGGAATGCGTAGCTCGTGACGTCGTTCCAGACGGCTCCACCGAGGACGAATGTCGTCCCGTTGAGGACGCCTTGCGTCGGGCTATTGAGAACGAAGTTCGACGTGACAGACGACTGAATGAACTCGATCTCGACGATCGCCGGAGCGATGTTTAGGCCGGTCATTTATGCCGCCACGAAGACGGGGCCGGCGGTGCGTTCGTATTGTTTGATCGCGTCCACCACTTGACGACCGATCTCGCGAGGGTCGCCGACTCCGGCCTGGACGGTGATCTGGTAGTGGTTGCCGCCGCCTAACTGTCCGAGCTTGTCGAGAGGGACCACTAACTCTGGTCCCGCCTCCCCAATCACCGAGAGTTGTGGACCCATTACGAGGCCGCCTGCGGCGAGTTTCGGGATCTTGGCGAGGTCTGGGGCGTTCACCTTGATGTCTGGTCCGAGAGGGACGGGAATCGTGAACTCGAGGAGGTTGTTCAGCTTGCCGATGAGTCCGTTCACCATGTCGATGATCCCGTTCACGAGACTCTTCCCGAGTCCCATGCCGAGGTCGGCGAAGCCTTCGCCGAGTTTGAGCGCCATTTCTGGGATCTTCTTCACGATGGCGATGACCATGAGGCCGAGTCCCTTGATGATGTCCGGGCCGAGATCGAAGGCCCACTTCGTCAAACTCCACGCGAGCTCTCCGGCAAGTTTCACGAGCTTCGGGAGTGCGGTTCCAATGACCCAGACGGCGATCTTCGCGAGGAGCTCTCCGAGTGCCTGGAGCATTGGGGCGATGTTCGGGCCGAGCCAATCGACGAAGGCCTGGCCCCATTCCTGGAGTTTCTCGACGAGTGTCGGGAGTCCGGTGTCGATGAGCCATGTGGCGGCGCTGGAGATGAACTCGCCGAGCGCCTTGAGCATCGGTCCGATCCGTGGCCCGATCCAATCGACGAGAGCTCCGCCGAGTTGCGAGAGCTTTTCTTGGAGCATCGGGAAGGCTTCGTTCACGAGGTAATCGAGCGCGGCGGTGAACACGAACTTCATTCCATCGACGAGTCCGCGCTCTTGGAGGATGTCTCCCATCCTTGCGAGACCTGGCACGACGGAGCCGTTCACGAACTCGAGAAGGCCGCCGAGAGCTGGCAGTAGCGCCGCGCCGATTGTCTCCTTCGATTCGTCCATCGCTACCGAGACGCGCTTGAGCTGGCCTTCGTATGTTTTCGCATACTCGGCAGAAGCACCGCCGAAAGTGTCGTTCAGTTTCGCGAAGACTTCATCGGTCGAGGCTCCCGACTTGATGAGATCCTTCATCGTCGGATCGAGTCGGTTGAGCGCGGTGTACTGACCATTCGCGGCACGACCGACCGCCTCAGTAACGGCCGCGAGGGGCTTCCCGGTCTGGATTGCGATGTCTTGGCTAAGCGCTAGGAGCTCTTGAGAACGTGTGAGGTCACCGGTAGCTCTGACGAGCTTCCCCATAGCCGGACGGAGCTCTCCGTCGGAGACACCGGTCGCGAGAGACTGCTTCAGGATAAAGTCTTCCGTGGCTTTGACTTGCGCCTCGGTTGCGCCTGTCGTCGCCTTCAGCTGGCGCTCGAGAAGCTTCGAGGCCGCTTCATCTTCCATCGCGGCCTTCGCCGCGTCGAAGCCGGCGAACGCGACCGCGCCGAGAGCGGCGGCGGCCGGGAGTGCGAACTTCTTGACGGTGCCGCCGAAGTTAGAAATCGAATCGCTGGCGTCTCCGAGCGCTTGGCGTAACGGTGCCGCATTACCAGAAACAACGACGGAAATCGACTTAGCCATAGGTCCTAGATTACTTTCTACCCGAGGTCATACTTGACGATGAGCTCGGAGATGCGTTGCGCGTAGATCGCGTACACCTCCTGGCGTCGGCCGTCGAGAACTTCATAGATGAACGGGTTCGGCTTGATGCCTCGAGCTGGCCATCCGAAATGGATCGGGCCGGCATACGGGACGGCGGCGGATCCGACACGGACGCGACCCTGGCGCTGAGTTGGTGCCGAGCGAAGAGATGCGAGGAGAGCACCGGAGCGGACCGGTACGAAACGAGCCGCGCCATCGACGACAATCTGGCCCGCTTTTCGGTGCGTTTCTTTCATGTCGTTGCGTGAGTCGTCCGAGAAGTTTCTCATCGCTTTCTGGACTTGCCGGAGACCGTCGATCTCCAGCTGGCCGCCCATGTCTCCGATGACACCTTCGCGATACTTCGCGGCGGCTTGCTTCTGGTATTTGTTCAGCGCCACTAGCGCCTCCTCTTCTCGCGTTGATTCAGTAACTCGACGAGGATGTTCAGCGTCTCGACATCGCTCTCGAGTAGTTCACGCGGCGAGATACCGGTCGCGAGAGCTAGTTCGGCGATGAAGCGTCGGAACTCTCCTCCGCCTCTTTTGGGTCTGCTACGACCTCCACGGTCGGAATGTTTTCGAGGCTTTTGACGTATGCCTCACGCCATGACGCGACCTCTCCCCCTGCCTGGCGTTCCGCTAGGAATGCGAGGAGGTTGATGTGGCCGACATCGGCGGACTCGACAGACGCGAACGTCTTCATGAACGAAGCTTTCGCCATCTGTTCCCATTGGTCGATTACCCACGGACTCACCGGATAGGTTCCGGCGATCCCGTCGATGTGCTGGACGGAGATCTGGAGTTTCGGGATCATGGGATCATGTATTCGTAATCGCTAAGGTTCCGCCAGAGAACGACGCTGAGGTGGTCGCAATCGACCCTAAGCCGCCGTCAATACTGCTGAAGCTTTCGAGATACGCCCCCGTGATCGTGTACTTCCTGTTCGTAGCGGAAGCCGCGCCAGATTGCGGAATGAGAACGAGAGTCGTCGTAGATCCGACGAGCGCTTCGAGTGTTGCGGTTGTTTCGCCGGCCGCCTGGTCAAGCTGGAACTCGACGTCCACGGTAATCGCGCGGAGGCCTGGCCCGAAGCGTCGAACCGCGTCGGCCTGTGTTGTGATGTCCTGGCTCTCCCGTGTGTCTGTTAGGACACATGAGACAACTCGGTCGGATAGATCCACGGCGTTCACCGTGACCTGGGTCATCGGGATGTATTGCGGCATGAGTTACTCCTCAGTCTGACTCTTAGCCCGAGCGGGCTTCGATGCGTATTCTAGATGACCCGAAGCGATGAGCGCGTCGATGTTCACGCCCGCCTCCTCGAGCTCTTCCTTCGACACGGTAGAGCCAGGCTCTCCGAGTGCGATCTTGTAGATGATCTTGTAGCTATCCATGAAGTACCACCTCGTACTGATACGCGAAGTATGTGACGCCGGCGACCTCGATCGTGATCGGTGCCGCGCGAACTACTCGAAGCGTCGCGAGCGCTCCCGAGAGTGTGCGATCTGTTTCTAGTGCGGCCTTGACGGAGCCAGCTCCCGATCCGGCGAGGAAGCCGTCGAGCTTGTCCTGGGCTCCGCGGTCGTTCATTCGCGACACGATGACGAGAACATCGACCTCGCCCATGTCGAGGCCTCGGTTCTGAGCTTCGTCGAATGTGATCGTGATGTTCCCAACTACGGCGCATGGCGTCGGCACCTGGTCCGGGACGTAATCGAAGACGCGCGTGATGACCGGCGCGAGCGCCGTCTTCAGGTTCGCGCGGACCGTGGACGGAATCATCCGAAGAACTCTCGCTTATAGGCGCGAACCATCGCGGTGATGTCGCGGCCTAGTGGGGACATGCGGATCGCGCCGAGCTCGGAGAGACCGAGGACGCCGCCGATCGAGTCCTTCCGCTTGTAGAGATCCGCGGAGAGGATGAGCGTCGCCTGGTTGATGTCATCCGGTACTGAAGGCCATCCCCACCGAGCGGTCACTTCGACCTGAGGACGATAGTTCACCGGCAGAGAGTACGACTCGCCAGAGACGATGGTGATGTAGTTCCAGGGGCGACCCTTCGCGGCGGCGTTCACCGGTTCGACGATGTAGTCCGTGTTGAGAACGAGCGTCGTCGCATAGACGCCGGCGTCGTTCGGGTCTGTCTTGACGACGAGGCCAGACGTAGATCCGAAGTCGTCCGTGAAGACGCGAAGAAGATCGGCGGGGCGGTATTGGCGAGCGGTTGCGGTGGAGTCGAGATAGAAGCGGCGGTTCGCGATGCGGTCAATCGAGCGAGAAGCGGCTTCGACGATGTTCTCGAGAAGTGTGTCTTCCATCGAGTCGTCGATCTTGAGATACGCCTTCAGCTCGGCGAGTGTTGCGTAGCCGTTCGTGATAGCCATCTCTAGCGCTTCTTTCGGGTCGTGGGCCTCTTAGGTGCGGACGCCTTCTTCGCGTCCGTCTGGGGCGTGTCTGGCGCGTCTGGCGTGGATGTGGGGGTGCTCGTCGGCTCGATCAGCACATCCTCGAGAGGCGTGACACCTGGCGAGTGACCGAGCCGACGAAGCTCTGCTTCGACGAGCTGAGCGCGTTCGGTGAGACCGCGGCGGATGTACGCCTGGAGCTCTTGTTCGTATGCGCGGATGAGTGCGTCGATGTTCATGTGAACCTTCCGACGGCCCGAGGATGTGCTCCCGGGGCCGGTAGGTGGACCGACTAGGCCCAGGTTGAGGTGATAAGGCCGGTTCCGGTGATTGCCGAGAACGCGGTCGGGTACTTGCCGGCGGTGTATGCCGAGAAGCCGAAGAGGATCGTGCGGATCGCGTTGGTGCCTGATGGCTCCTCGAAGCGAACGTACAACGGCTGACCGGAGTTCTCTTCCCAGAGGTAGCTCTCGCGGAAGTCTCCGACGATAACGGCGGTCTGGTTGGTACCGACGCCGAGGTTCGTGGGCATGTTCGCGTCGGCGACCACGGGGATGCCGAGGATCTGCAAGCCACCGCCGAGGTAGTCGGGGCGGTCGTAGGTTGCGGCCGCGTTCATTGGGTTGCCAGCGGTTGGTCCGAAGATTGGGCGGTTCGTGGTGTCCAATGCGCGGAGCCAGCATCCGATGAGTGACGGGTGGGCGACGATGTGAGTCGCGGATCCGTAGAAGTTGCTCGAGATAGCGGTGACTGCTTCGACCAACTTAGGGAAGAACTCCGCCCAGGTTGGGCTTGTGTCGGTGTATGTCACCGCGTTGATGCCGGATGTGTTCAGGATGCCGCGGTGGTTCGGTGCTGAGCCGTCGCCGTTGATGATGTTTGCATCGAGGAGCGAGTGGTACGAGCGGATTCCGTCGCCGAGGAGCTGGCTTTCGATGCCTACACCGCGGAGGGATGCCTGCTTCGAGAGGTCCCACATCGACTGAACGGTGCGGACGTTCACGGTGAGGAGTGTGTCGTCTGGATCTGACTCGGTGACAGCGGTTCCCTCTGTTGCCATGTAGCTCGTGATACCTGTGGTCAAGCGGCCGAGGTTCACCGACATACCGGTGGCGGGGAGTGGTGCGTTCACGGAGATGTCCGCGACTGGACGGCCAGCGCGACGGAGTGGTGCGAACTGATCGACGAGGTACTGAGGGACGACGAGGCCGGCGAAGTTTGCGGTGCCGGAGTCGCGCTTTTCGATGCGGACTTCGTTCTGGTAGCGAGCCATACGCTCGCGGGCTTCGTATGAGCCACCGAACTCGGCCGCGATTGCGTCGGAGAGGAAGTCATTTGCTGAGCGCTCGTGGTAGGTCGCCTCTTCTGAGATGACGCGGGTCGGTGCGGCGGAGCGTGTTTCTACCTTGTCACCTTCGACTGATGCGGCAAGCTCGGCGGCTTTCGCCTTGCGTACTTCGAGGTCGGTGACTTGTTCGATGCGCTCGTCGAGCTTGGAGATCTCGAGGGTGAGGGCTTGGATGTTCGCGACTTCGATGTCTGTGACGTCGCGAGCTTCTTCGACGGCGCGGTTCAGGGTTGCCTCGATGAGGTCCTGCTTCGCTCCGCGTGTTTCTTGGAGGTTCTTGAGGAATGCGTTCACGGTGTTCTCCCGTTCGTAGCTGGTATGGATCACCGGGGTGTCGTTCCAGATCCGGAGAGGGTGTCGCTCTTGGCGAGGTGCTCGTATCCGTCCGGCGAGGTGTCGGTCTGGTCGTGAGTTTATCTCGGCCGGCGAACTTGCGCGAGTATCTGTTCTACGAGTGCGCGGTTCGTCATTCGATCGGATTGATCCACGAGCTCGTCGATCATGTCTTCCATGTCGTCCTCGTCTTCGTCTTCGATGTCATTCGCTTCGACGATGTTGAGCGCGGCGAGATGGTCCTCAGCTTGTGCTCGTGTGCGGTGGCATCCTTCGAGCTCACCGTCTTCGTCCTTGACGACGGCATAGCCGAGGCATCCGGGATGATCTTCTTCGATGTGCCACGGCATGGTTATGAGTCCGGCAGAAGTGTCGAGATGACTTGAGTCCCGGAGGAGACGATGCCGTAGAGCTTCTCCGCCGGTGGTAGTTC